CGTGGCTGCATGGTTGGCAAAGCCTGCCGACGATTTCGATGGGGCGGCAGACGTTCGCACGGAAGTCACGCTTTCTGATGTTATGAGCGGCGCTCTTGGTCTTACCAGCGGGCAGCAAACAATGGCGACCCAAAAGAGAGCGGCGAACGTATTGAAGGGCCTTGGCTGGATCAAGACGCGGACCATGCGGGGAATGGTGTGGAGGGCGGGGATATGAACCGTATGAACCGTGGGCTGAACCGTAGGTTTAATGTGCAACCCACTGAATCCGCTAGTGAATATCCCTATATGAACCCTATGAACCGTATGCAGGGTAAAAGAGTGCTGGGGGATAAGGGTAGCCGACGGCCCACCATTGGGGACGGCAGCACCAACGCGTTGGGGCACTACAATAGCGTTTTACGGTTCATACGGTACATGGATGCTATCTTTGTAAGCGTTATCAACACCTTGCCCATGAACCCTATCAGCAGCCTTACGGTTCATGCTCTGCCCGATGTCCTCCCTGGCGGGGACGTTACCACGAGCGGGTCCCTCTGGGGCTTGACGGATGCGGGGGACGCGGAGCCGCGTGGTTTCCCTCTGAAAGCAAAAATTGAAATCGAAAACCCGATTTACTTTCAATAGTACATATAGTAGTAAAGATAGTAATTAAGCCATTGAAAGGGAATCGCCATGCAACTCAAGACCATCGAAATCGACTTTGACATTCACAAGATGATTGAAGCGGAGCGTAAAGGTTTTGGAGAACCTGAATACATTGCGTTGCGACGATTGTTGAAATTGCCGAAGCCTTCTACCGACGTGCCCCAAGCTGACGAAATTAAAAGTGACGGCATTCCGTTTCAGGAAGACGGAGTTGAAATTCTCCACGGCTCGGATGCTCGGATGCTCTACATGCGTGGAACCCAGCTGTACGAGGGCAAATTCTTAGACGGAAAGTTAGTCGTGGACGGCGTTGCGTATCCGACCCTCTCGGCTGCTGCTAGCGACTTGGCCCGCACCAAAGAGGGTAAGAAAACCAGCTTGAATGGCTGGCTTTACTGGGAAGTGAGAGCGGCGGGTAAGTCTCGCTGGGAGAAGATGAGCGATTTGCGCGATCAGAAGAACGCAAAACTTAAAAAACTGAAGAATTGGGTCTAACCATTGAAATGCCTCTCAGATACCGAAGCCGCTGAAATTGACGCGCTCGTGGGCTTGCCCGAAACCCCGCCCGACGACGGCGAACTGGTAGACGCTGCCGATCTTTCCGAATGGCTGGGCCTGACTCCGAACCGCGTCAGTGCCTTGGCCCGTGAAGGCGTGTTGCCACGGACGCCGGACAAACTGTTTCCCCTGAAGGCCGCCGTCCGGTCCTATGCCGATCACGCCCGCGCTGGGGCCACGGGCCGTCGCGTGGATTCCGATATGGCGGCGGAAAAACTACGGGCCGCCAAAGCCACCGCTGAAAAGCTGGAAATCCAGAACGCCAAATCTCGCGGCGATTTGCTGGATGGTAAACAGGTGGCGAACGAATGGCGCGGGATTATCACCGATTTGCGGGCCGCCGTTCTGGCCGTGCCTTCGCGTGTTGCAGGCCGCATGGGACTGGACCGCGCCACCACCGCCGCGCTCGACACCGAAATTCGAGATGCTATGGGGGCTATCAGCGATGACCATTGATCCCCGCCTTAATCAAATGCGCCGCGATGCGCTGCAAGCGTTCCGTCCGCCCGCCAAGCTGGCCTTGGCTGACTGGATTCAAGAGTCTGTCTTTCTGCCCAGTTCCATTGCAGCCCAGCCCGGACGTATGCGCCTTTGGAAGCCTCAAATCGAGATTGCAAACTCTATTGGTGACGACACCGTGGAGCGCGTTTCCATCCTCAAATCTGCCCGCGTAGGGGCCACCCAACTCATGGTCGGCACGCTTGGGCATTTTGTCGAAAACGACCCCAGCCCAGTCCTTTGCGTTGTCCCCGCCGAAGCGGATGCGAGGCACCTTATGGTGTCTGTGATCGAACCGACGTTTCAAGAATCCCCGTCACTTCGGGCCGCGCTGTCCGATGATAGCCGCGACACCATGTTACACCGCCGTTTTGCGGGGGGCAGCCTGTCGATTGTGTCGGCACGCGCACCACGCAACCTTCGCGCACGGACGGCGCGGATTTTGTTCGCCGATGAAATTGACGCCTATGAACTGTCCGCTGGAACCGAAGGCGACCCCGTGGAACTTGCCATGCGCCGGACAATGACCTTCGGCAACCGTCGGATTGTGTTGGCGTCGACTCCTGTCGATGCAGAGACTAGCCGGATTCTTCGCGCCTATGAACAGTCAGATATGCGCGTCTTTGAAATCCCATGCCCCCATTGCAGCCAATTCTCAGAAATCCTTTGGACAGATATTAAATGGGACGCGGACAAGCCCGAGACGGCCCATTGGCGCTGTCCATGTTGCGAAGGGCGCGTGGAAGACCGTATCAAGGCGCAGCTAGTCCAGAAGGGGCGCTGGCGGGCGCAAGCGCCCCACGTGGAGGGGCACAGAGGCTATAAGCTGACTTCTTTGACCTCTACCCTGCCAAACGCGACATGGCCCAAGCTGGCGGCGGAATTTCTTCAGGCCAAACGCAGTCCGACCACGCTGAAGCCTTGGCTGAACACGGTGCTGGGCGAAGCGTGGCGCGGCGAAGGCGACGATTTGGACTCCACCAACTTCGCAGCCTTGCAACGACCCTTCAGCCTCGATTCCGTGCCGGAAGACGCGCTGGTGCTGACCGTGGGTGGCGACGTCCAAAAAGACCGCGTGGAACTGACCTACACGGGCTGGACGGCAGAAGGCGATATGCGCGTGCTGGACCATGTCACGATCTGGGGCGATCCAACTGAGTCAGAAACTTGGATAGAGATAGAGGATGCACTTCGCCGCCAATTTCGTCACCCGCTTGGAGGTGTGTTGAATGTTGACGCTGCCGTGATCGACTCCGGCAACTGGGCGGATCAAGTCTATGATTTCTGCCGTCCAAGGTCTTCGCGCCGCGTTCTAGCGGGCAAAGGTGTGTCCGGCTTCAGCCGTCAGTCGCTGGCCTTCAGCACGTCGCGCAAGGTCCGTCTGGCGCTTATTGGGGTTGATGGCGTGAAGCTGGCCTTGCACCAGCGCCTAGCGCACGGCGAACAATCCTCTTTTCAGATCAATTAAGCGGGGACTATTTCGATCAAGTCCGCGCGGAGAGGCTTGTCACCAAGTTCAGCCGTGGCCGCCCCATGCGTGTCTGGGAAGTGATTTCAGGCCGCCGCAATGAAGCCTTGGACACTTTGGCGTATTCTTACGCGGCAAGGCAGCTTGTGGGGCTGGACATAGGGCGCAGGGAAAGCGATCTTGCAAGGAAGGACGGGCCACAGAAGGCCCCGACCGTTGTTAAGTCCGCGTGGCTGGGAAGGTGATTTTATGACTTCAGACGTTACACGATTTCCGAAATCCACATGGGATCGGATTCGCAATCGCAGGGGACGCAAAGCCGTCAACTGCATTGTGAGTGGGCGGTATCTGGCGATTCATGGCGTGGATAATTGTATAGTAGATGGCAGCCACCCGGTTAGTCTGAACGTAATGACCGACACCGGGGAAAAAGACCGTAACATCTGTGAAATGATCGTTACGCTTGAAGAATTGGAAGCGGTTGTCGCGCTTCTGCGGAAAGAATTAGCCGAAAAACAGGCCGATTAAACCGGAAGGTGGCAGTTTGACCGCCGCCTGATCCCTAATCCCCAAGCGGCAACAGCCATGTGCTGATTTCAGAATCGGACACGCTGCCGCCTGTTGCCCATGCCAGTTTGTCTTCCGGCTCTGGCAATCCAAACTCACGCGCCACCTGAATAATCGCACCCCGTGCGACCAAGAGCGGCGCGCCCTTGTGAACACATTCCGCCAAGCATTGCTGGGCTTCATATTGGGCGCGATTGAGTTGTTTAGAATCTAACATAGTCGTTCCTTGGGCTTTGAAATGAGTAACGCGGGCGAGTCACCCCGCCCGCGTCGGGTTTACTGAAAGGTATGACGCCGTGTCTAAGAGCGTCTCGGTCTAACTAGTATTTTCGACACGATACGTCAAATAGATTCGACATATCGTGTCGAATTAGTTATAACGGGCAAAACGAAAGGAAGCCCGTTATGACCAACCTGACCTCTACCCGCCTTGCAACAATCGTTTCACGGTCCTTTGGACTGGATAAGGATGGCAAGACTCGCTTGCACCGCGTCTACCGCAACTTTGTGACCAAGGGGCTTGTCGAAAGCACTCTTGATGAAAACGATGACCGTGGCACGATGTTGCTTGATCTGGAAAACGCCGCTGTTGCAGTTCTCTTGCAGCCGATGGCTGATATGGCCGTGGACGCGCGCGGGGTGCGCGAAGTCTCCGAACGCCTTCGGGCGCACGACTCGCTTCAAGGAAAATCCTCTATAGCCCGGCTTCTGGACGCCGCGCGCGATGGTCGCGAAGCTAAACTGATTGTTTCGGTCAACTGGTATGCAGGGACGGGGCAGATTGAGCGGTCTACCCGCGTTGAAATTGAAGGCGAAACCCTGACCGGAGACGCCGCGCAGATCGTGGCAGACTGGAAAGAAGCCATGATCGAAAACCTTGCAACCTTGGAAATTCCGGCCACCCGCTTGCTGGTCCCTCTCTTGGCAGCGGTGAAGTAATATGGCTTTCCCGTTTATCCCCAAGCTGTTCAACCGCCCGGCCAAGCCCCAAGCCGTCCGTCGCTTTGACGGCGCGGCGGGCGGGCGGCGTGGCTTTGGCATGGGGACTTTCGGGCGGGTCAATTCTGAAGTGTCGGCCAGCGGCGCAACCCTGCGCAGCCGCGCCCGCTACCTCGCCAACAATAATCCGTGGCTTTCGCAAGCCGTCGCGAATTGGGCCGGGGCGCTTGTCGGGTCCGGTATTGTGCCGACCCCTAAGCACCCGGACGAGTCCACGCGCGCCGATCTGACTGCCGCCTTCCAAGGCTGGGCCGATGACGCGGACGCCGATGGCCGGACGGATTTCTGGGGCCTGCAAGCCGACGTAGCGCGCGGGCTGGTGATTGATGGCGAAGCCTTTCTGCACGTCTTGCCCGGCGAAGACGGGCCGCGCCTTCGCCTCTTGCCGCCCGAACTGGTGGACGAGTCGCTGACTCGCGATCTGGGCGACGGCGCGGTGATTGTGCAGGGCGTGGAATTTGACGCCGATGGCCGCCGCGTAGCCTATCACGTTATGCCCTATCGTCCGCACGACCAATTCGCCAACTACGCGCCCCCGGTGCGCGTCCCTGCCGACGAAATCTTGCACATAATGAAACCGCTCTCGGCTGGACAGGTCCGGGGCGTCTCATGGCTTGCCCCGGTGATCCTGTCCGCGTCCGACTTTGACCAGCTTTGCGACGCGCTTTTGATGGGTGCGAAAGTCGCGGCAATGCACTCCGCCTTTCTTATTGATTTGAACGGGACGGGCGGCGAACCGTATGACGGGACGGGCGAAGGTGGAATCCTTGAAACCGGACTTGAACCCGGCACCATGAAGCGCCTGCCGACTGGGTATAACGTGAAGTTCAACACGCCCGGCCAGTTGACCGAAATCGGGGCGTTTCTACGTCTTCAGCTTCAGCAACTCGCGGCGGGCCTTGGGCTGCCCGATCACCTGCTTTCGGGTGATCTGTCCAACGCCAACTATTCCAGCTTGCGCGCCGGGCTTTTGCCGTTCCGGCAGCGGGTGGAGCAAATTCAATATGGCGTCCTTACGCCCCAGTTCCTTGCGCCGATCTGGCGGCAGGTGGTGGCCTTTGCCGTCCTGTCTGGTGATCTGGCCGCGCCCGACTACGAGTCCGCACCGCGCGCCTATGCCGCCGAATGGCTTCCACCCAAGCCGATGCAGGTGGACCCGCTCAAAGACACGCAAGCGACCGTCGCTGAACTGGACGCTGGGCTGACCTCGCGCCGCAAGGCCGTGGCCGAACGGGGCTGGGCGCTGGAAGACCTCGACTCCGAAATCGCTGCCGACCCGCGCCAAGCTGCCAAGGAGTCTACCGATGACGCCTAAGCAACGCAAAGAGCATGAAAAATACCTTCGCACTCTGGCCGAAAAGGCCGGGGCCAGTGACGAAATTCGCGGCCCCAAGCTGACCCTGAATCCGGCCAAGGCCGATGTGATCCACTTGCCCCGTGAAGGCCGCAAACTGACCCGCCAAGACAAGGAATTTGGAACATGGCAACGCAAGCTGACTTGCTGACTCGGCGGGCAGCTTTTGCCCCCGACACATACAACGCCGACGCTGGCACGGTGGAGGCTGTTATCAGCACCTTCGCCCCGGTGCAGCGCAAAGGCTTCATGGAGCGGCTGGACCCGGCTGGGCTGGACACGTCCCGCCTGATCGGCGCGCCCGTGCTGGACGGCCACCGCCAAGGCTCTGCCCGCGACGTGATCGGCACTATCGCCGGACACCGCATGGAAGACGGCAAGCTGGTGGCGACAATCCGGCTTTCCGGGGCTGCCGATGCGGTCCCCATTGTGGAGCGTATCCGCGAAGGGACGATCAAGGGAGTCTCCATTGGCTACCGCGTCACCCGCTGGGCTGACTCCACCGACCCCAATTCTCGCGCCCGCGTTCGGACGGCGGCGGCGTGGAGTATTTCCGAAGTCTCCGCCGTAGAAACTGCAACCGAAACCCGTGCCGCAATTCGCCAGATTTGCCGCTCTGCCAATATGACGGCGGAACAAGCCGACGATATGATTGACCGCGATTTGTCGATCACCGAAGCCCGCGCTGAAGCCTTTGAGGCCATGCAGCGCCGGACTCCGGCCCGTATCCGCACCGCCGCCCCGGCCAATGATGACCCCGCCGTCACCATGACCCGCCGCGCCGATGCGCTCTATGCCCGCGTTAGTGGGGAAGCCCCCAGCGATGAGGCCCGCCCGTTCATGGGTGAAAGCCTTCGGGATATGGCGCGCGCTTGTGTGGAGGCTTCGGGCGTCAGCACTCGCGCAATGGAGGCGGACACGCTGTTCCGGGCTGCCATGAACACGACCAGCGATTTCCCGAGCTTGCTGACCAGCACCGGGAACAGGACGCTGACCGCCGCCTATCAGGCTGCGCAAAGCCCGGTGAAAACCGCGCTGGCCCGCCGCTCGACTATGGCCGTTTTCCGGCCCGGCACGCGCCTGAAGCTGTCCGACATTGGCACCTTGGAAAAGGTCAGCGAATCCGGCGAAATCAAGCATACGTCGCGCGGTGAAGCGTCCGAGTCCTATGCGCTGGACACCTACGCCACGCAGTTCGCTATCAGCCGCAAAGCCCTTATCAATGACGATCTGGGCGCGTTCCGTGACTGGGGTAGCACCGCCGGACGCATGGCAGCCGAAACCGAAAGCAATCTGTTGCTGACGCTCTTGCTGGGCAACCCGACGATGGGCGAAGACGGCAAGGCGTTGTTCCATGCGGATCACGGCAACCTCGCGGGCACGGGTGCAGCCCTTGGCGATGCAGGCGCGGGCCTCACGGCTCTGTCCAGTGCGCGTTTGGCCCTTCGCGGCATGAAAGCATTGGACGGCAAGACCCCGATCAATGCGACTCCGAAGTTCCTGCTTGTCGGGCCGGAACAGGAAACCGAAGCCGAAAAGCTGCTTGCCGAAATCGCCGCCGCCACCGTGGCTGACGTGAACCCGTTCGCCAAGCGCCTGTCGCTTCTGGTGGAGCCGCGTATCACGGATGACCAATGGTTTGTCTTTGCCGATCCGGCCAAGCTTCCGGTTCTGGAATACTCTTACCTTTCCAGCGCCCAAGGCCCCCAGATGGCAAGCCGCGAAGGTTGGGATGTTCTGGGCATGGAGTTCCGCGTGGTGCTGGACTTCGGTTGCGGCGCTGTCGATTGGCGCGGCGCTTACATGAACGCGGGCGAATAATATGGCGACTGTGGCCGAACTTCAAAACATGCGGGCGAACCTTGTGTCTGCCCGTAGCCAAGGCGTCCGGCGCTACAAGGACCAGAACGGGGAAGAAGTCGAATACAAGACCGACTCCGAAATGGCCCGCACACTTGCCGCACTTGACGCCGAAATCGCCGCCGCGTCGGCACGGCCCGCCAATACGATTCACTTCAAAATGAGCAAAGGACTCTAAGATGAAAAACTATGTGCAGAAGGGTGAGAATATCACCGTGTCCGCCCCCGCCGCTGCCACCAGTGGGCAAGGCGTTCTGATCGGCAACTTGTTCGGCATTGCTGGCGGGGCCGCCGCCATTGGCGAAGACCTCGATTTGGTGACTGTAGGCGTCTTCACTATGGCGAAAGTCAGCACCGACGAATTGGCCGTGGGCGATTTCGTATACTGGGACGATACAGCCAAACTGGCGACTTCGGACGATGACTCCGGCGCAAATGAATTTATCGGCCTTGCCGTGACCGTTGCCGCCAACCCGTCCGGCACCGTCAACGTGAAGCTGGGCTAAGACAATGCGGATGGCCACCACCACGCAAACGGACTTGGAACGCCTTCGGGCGGCCCTTGAAACCGTTGCGAAGCTGGTGGTGGCTGATCCGGTCTATGTGCCGATCTTCACCCGACTAGAAGCTGAAATCGCACAAGAGGAAGCCATAGTGGCAAACGACGTTGTGGCCCGCGCTCGCGCTGTCGCCGCTCAAAGCGCCACCCGCTGAATCAGGTCCCTAACGTGGGCCAGTGACGCCCCTTTACCGTAACGCTCTCGATTCAGGGCGTGGCCGAACAGGTCGCGCCTTATCCGTTCATCTATGCCCGCAGCCAAGAGTCGGTCTTCAAAACTATGTCGCAACCCGTACAAAGAATGTCCCGTCGTCTCCATGAGACCGTTGGCGCGAAGGTATTTATTGACCGTAGCGGACAGACTCGCAGACGTGGACCGATACTTGGGGAACCCCTTGGGGCAGGCTTTGAAGGCGTCCAAAGACACGCCCAGCAATGGAATGACGCGGCGGGCGTTGCGGGTCTTCAACTGCCGTTCAACAGGCTCAATAGAGATATGAGGCACGTCCGCGTCCAGATGGATTTGCGCCCCCGTCAGGGCCGCCAATTCGCTGGGCCGCGCACCCGTGTTGACCATTGCCAACAGGATGCACCGTGCGTCCGTGTTCAGCCCGTCCAGCGCGCCAGCCTTCAAAAGATGGTCCCTGATCCAGTCTTCGGAAAAGGGAGGACGTTGGCGGGCCTCACCCTCTTTGAAGGACAAATCAGACAAAGGCAGCACCAGCCCCAGCCGCTTCATTTTGTTTACTGTCTTCAGCACGTCACCAAGGTGGATCAAATCCTTGTTGGCGCTATTCGGAGTCAGATTGTCGGCTTCCAACTTTTCCAGCCACCAGCCACGGAAATCCAGCATGTCGTCGCCAGTGATGTCCGGCAGTGGCTTGTCGCCAACGACTTCAATGAAATTGCGTACAGCTTTCTTGCGTGGGTTTTCCCAACGCCGAAGCTGGTCTTCGCTCTTGCCGATTGTCTTGTCAGCGGCCAAGCCCCAGTAGAGGTCCAGCGCCCGCGTCACCGTGATTTGAGGTTCCGCCGCACCGCCCAGAACGGCAGCCGCTTCGCGCTTGTCCGGTTCACCGTCGCGCCCCTTAGCAGCCTCTACGCGAGCCAGAAGGTCTTCGCGCGGCAAATCCGCGACACGGGCCGCAGGAAGGTATCGAAAGCCGCGAACGGCAGCCAATTCCTTGGCAGCATCAAAGCGCCGTTCCGCGTCCGCCGTGTCTCCAGCCAAACGGGCTTCCCACGCTTCAACCAGATGTTGCCACGCAATCGGGGCCTTCTGTTGTGCGATGGATTCAGAATCAGTGTGCAGGCTTATCCAAACGTTCTTGCGATCCTCAACTTGCTGGTATCGCGTCGGGACGCGCTTGCGAAGATGGAAAGTGGTGCCGCGTTTGGTGATGGTCATGACTGGAATCCTGATTTCGCCCTGTGCAGCAATTTGTGCTGCAAAATGTGTAGCAAATCAAGGCAAAATAACGGACCTTCAAGCGATACTTGTGGTGTAAGTTATTGTTTTTATGGTGAAAAAGCCGATTTCAATAGATGGAAATCTGGCGGAGACGAAGGGATTCGAACCCTCGAGACCCTTCCGGGCCTACTCCCTTAGCAGGGGAGCGCCTTCGACCACTCGGCCACGTCTCCGTTGACCCGTCTAACGGTCGATCAAAGGGGAGACA